TGTTTCTTCAGAATATCTGCTTCAGGCTTCTGAGGATAAATGCCAAACTTGCTTCTATACGCTATTCTATGTCCAAAATAATTAGGCCAATGCTTGATATTAAAATCTATATGCTGATATCTATTATTAAGTTGTTTATCCATAACTGCACCATAATACGCATTTAATTTAATATTTTTCCTTTCGGCAAACTTTAAAGTTTCATCTACAGTGTCACGATCGCCGCCTAAAAGCACAGGTTCCCACTCTTCGGGTCCTACTATAGTTATTTCTTTGGTTCGAGGATGACGTAATGCTTTTTCGACAGGTTCTGGACCGTCAGGCCCCCAAGCATAAAACACATATCTACCAGTATTGTCATGATGGTTCTCTAGTTCATACATAAATATACTTATGTTTGACATAGTTAACACATTTGAAAACAGAATAGCTGATTTTTTTGGTGCACCTTATGCAGTGAGCACAGATTGTTGTACACATGCTGTTGAACTATGTTTACGTTATAAACAAGTAAATCAAGCAAAATGTCCTAAAAATACTTACTTGAGCATTCCTATGACCTTTAGTAAACTTAATATAAAATGGAACTTTGCAAAAGATAGATGGAAAGAATATTATTATATTACTGATGAAATAATAGATGCTGCAACTATGTGGCGACAGTATAGTTATATACCGGGTACCTTTATGTGTATCAGCTTTCAATACAAAAAACATTTGAGTTTAGGCAGAGGTGGTGTAATATTATTAGACAATAAAGAGGATAGAGATGCTCTTATTAAACTAGGTTATGACGGGCGTCATAGAGATGCACCATGGGCTGAACAAGATATTTCAACTATGGGATATCATTATTATATGACTCCAGAAACTGCACAACTAGGTTTAGATAAACTATCTGACGCAATAAGTACCTTACCAAAAATTTGGGGCACAGAAGACTATCCAGATTTAACTAAACTCCATATCTTCAAAAACATAAATATTTCTTGAATACTTTTTAATATCTTGAAAATCATCACGTAAATAAAGATTGCGATGTATAAAATCATATACTTTGTCTAAGTCTTCCTTAATCTTATTTTCTAATACAAAATCGACAATAAAATGTTGCATAAGTGTAAAACGATCTTCAGTTTTAGATCTTAACTCTAGTCCTAAACTTGGATAAATCCAATCTCTAACTTTTTGCAAATGACCTAGTATATCAGGATGACTATCTTGTAGTGTACCAAAAGGTTTATTAGTTTCAAACATATGCCAATCTATGTGAGGTATTTCTTTTGAATAAAAATCTTTAAGCAAGTTATAGTGTTCTGATTCGTCGTATATTAGTGCTGCTTCATTATTATATGGAGTAAAACTATGCCCTTGCCAAATAATATTATCCTTGTACAACTTATTAACTGTAATAATAGCAGTCATATTTTTTACAAGATCGTTTTGCATACTCCAGTGATTTTTGAGCCAACTACGGTTATCGTATCTACAACCAGCATTAAACACACTACCTTCTGCTTGCCAACGTCCGTCGATAAATCTGTCTTCTCTACTAAAACTGGTCCATAAAATCATTATTTTGTCTTCGGGCTGAAACTTGTATTTTATATCTGCCTCGATAATCCTATGATGTATTCCAACATTTCCTAAACCAGGCAATGCTAAATTGTAGTGTTCTGCTTCTTGATCATATGCAACAATGTTTGCCCAAGTTGGCCACATGTAGCTAGTAAAACTGCAACCAAAAGTGAATAATCTACCCATATATAATCCTTAAATATAGTATGAATATTTATAGCACTAATGAGTGGGATCCACTAAAGAAGGTTGTAGTTGGCGTAGCCGATTATTGCCGTATTCCCGAAATGGATATAAGTTTACGTTGTATCAACTATGCAGACAAAAAAGATGTAAGCGATATCAAGGCTGGTTTATATCCAGATCAAGTTGTAGAAGAAAGCAACGAAGATCTTGAAACGTTTGTAAAATTTTTAGAAGGTGAAGGCGTTGAAGTTGTAAGACCTAAACGTACACCAGATGTTGAATATTACAACTATTGCCCACGTGATACTGTATTTGTTCATGGCCAAAAACTACTTGCTGCCCCTATGAGTTTAACAGCAAGAACCAACGAGTTTCATCACATGCTCCCTCACATAGCAGGTGTTAATATGTCTCATCGGATTGATCGAACTAACCTGTACGATGAAACTTGTGTAGGCGATCCTGATCGTCTTGCCCTCACTGAAGTAGCACCTTGTTTTGACGCTGCTAATGCTATACGTGCAAATGATGACATTTTGTACTTGGTCAGCAATAGTGGTAACAAAGCAGGTGCTGCATATTTACAAGATTTTATTAATAAACCAAGATACGATTTTATGGAACCAGGAGATGTACGTGTGCACAGACTTGAAAATGTGTATAGTTACATGCATATAGATAGCACCGTTGCTTTCCTTCGTGAAGGACTGCTTTTAGCTAATCCAAGTCGTATTAAAGACAAAGATGTTTTACCTGCTCCTTTTAACGATTGGGATATTATTTGGGCACCAGACCCTGTTGATGCTGGACACTATCCAGGACTATGTAATAGTAGTATATGGACGTGGAATGTTAACTTGTTTAGTGTAAATCCAAACTTGGTTGTATTAGAAGAGCATCAAGAGCCAACTCGTAAAGCATTAGAAGCACATGGAATAGAATGTGCTATGCTACCATTGCGTCATGCTAGAACACTAGGTGGGTGTTTTCATTGTTGCACACTAGATCTTGTTCGTGAAGTCGGGTAAATCTAACAACGGTAAAATTTTATTAGCAGTTTCTTGATGCCACTCGATGCCATCATGCATTAGGTCTCTTGCTTTCATACTACCATTTTTACATCTAATAGGCCAAACTTGATAAGGACTTCTAAGTATAGGTTGATAATCCATTTCCCATGTGAAGTTAAGCACAGGAACACCAACACTTTTCCATAACAGATTAAAATGATCAAACCACAAACGATTGTTCCAGATACACTCACCCTCGTCCATAATATATCTTCGTCTATACCATTTGCCATCAATACCGTTATCTTCGGCCATATCTTTAAAACCGAAATGATCATCTTTATTTAGAACAAAACTTTTTCTTGTATGTGCAGGCCACTGAACAATAACTAGGTGTGGAATAGGAAATCCGTTTTTAATCCATTGTGATGCTTGATAACATGCTACATCGCAACCTGTTCCTTGTGCTGCTGCGTTATATACATCTGTACATCTTGCTTCGGCTACTTTCCAAGACCATGTGTCTTCGTGACGTAATCCAACACCTTCGGTATAACTACAACCAAATGTCATCATAAACCCAGGACTCAAATCTTTTAAAGATTTTGTCCTATGCCCAAATTCATTAAACTTATATTCGATAGGAAGATTTGCCCATTCCCATTCTGGGTTTCTTTCACACTCTTTTTTAAACGCTTCTTCTTCTTCTGGACCCATAAATGCCATAGTTTGATTTATACGCTCAGGATTTATCAACAAACCGTTATCATGTACTTCCATAAAATGTTCCTATAAATATCTAATATATTTAATGCTAAAGGATACAAAAACTTGTCAAACTGGTTTATGGGAATATATTTTAGACCAAAAAATAATCTTTTGCCCGAACTTATTGGAAGTAATGGCGAAAGACGATCTATGCAAGATATCAGCAAAATAGAACAACTTGTTGATTTAATACGAGAATCAAATATAACTGACAGTAGTCATCCTATTGCTGTATTCAACGGTACACACACTATTGACTATTTAGATAGTTTGATTATCACCGAACAACATAGAAAAATATTAGCAAGTAAAACTTTAGGATTTTATTTTTATGAACCTCTTACACACTACAAATACAATCCTGAAAAATACAAACAACCTCATATATTAAAAATAGACAACTCACCCGACGAACTTAAAGATATTAGAGCATACGAACTCGACAGTTTAAACGAATGGGCAGGGCGTCATGGATTTGAAAATGTAAACGTATATTGCACAGATTATAAATGTTGGGAATATTATCAACCAAAATATCCAAATCTAAAACTATTGTCTATGGACCTTTTTGTTGAATGGTGGACATGTCATGTAAAACTTAGAGACAGAAAAAACTTTATCCAAAATAGAGAAGAAATGCCTCCTGAGTTTTTTCCCGAAAAAATACAAAAAAAGTTTTGGAGCGGAGCATGGCGTTATGATCCAAGTAGACATTTTATCACTGCGTTTTTAGCAGGAAAAAATATGATAGATACTAACAATGTTAGTTTTTATTTTGGAATGACAAATGAAGACATGAAACGTAGAATGTGGTTTTCTTGGAAAGAGTTTGAACTGCGTCATCCAACACTATCTAAAACATTACTGCTAGGCAATGATATATTGCAACAAAAAGTTCCACTAAGTTTTGCTGTCAATAACCCTACAAAAAAAGGACCAAATGATAGTATAGAACCAGAAGACGCAGGCGGCAACGCAAGAACTACGCACGATCCTACAGATACATATTTTGAAAGTTTTTGTGCTATTGTGCAAGAAAGTCGTGTTACACAACCATGGCCTAACATAAGTGAAAAAACACTCAATGCTATCAAAAGTTACAGACCATTTTTATTGTGCGGGGCACCAGGTGTTTTGCAAATGCTTAAAGATATGGGATTTAAAACATTTGACAAGTATTGGCCAGAAGATTATGATGATATTATAAGCAACAAAGATAGACTTGCAAGGATATGCGAAACAATTGAATACATAGATTCATTTACAATCGAAGAAATGAGGCTTATGTATGAGGATATGGAAGAAATACTAGTACACAATCATAATCAAATAAAACTGATACCAGACTTTTACAACAGAATAAATGCGGAACTAGGTGAAATAATCATCGAATAGTTTATCTGCCCAGTATTGGTGTGCATCTTCTTTATGGTGCCAATACTTTTGTCCGCTAATATCAAACCCGCGGCTCTTGCAATGTTCCCAAAAACTTTCTTCTGGCTTATCAAAGTTTTTAAATCTAGTCCTATCGACTTTGTTTCTATAAAACTGATATCTGCCTCCTATTTTACAGGCTTGGAAAGCATTTGCAAAAATAAACTGAGCTCCGATATTTTGTATATTTGCCTGTGTTTGTATAATATTCAAATATCTTTGCACATACCAATGCGTAGAATTATAAAATAAATGTTTACGTAGAACTTTTTGATTATTGTTAAACTTTCTTGGAAATAGCTTACTACTATGATCATGATGCACATGACCTGATTGCTTATCAGGTGTATAATCTACATAATCATATACATCATTTCCACTGTCATCAGGTGTATCATAAAACATTTCTGTTCTATGTTCTCCTGTCCAATGTATAAGAAACAGTGTATTTTTTGCACGTCTAGGATTATCTAATATATAAAATAAAGTTGTTCTTGCAATATAATCGTTGCTTGCACCAGGTACACTTAGATCAACTTTGGATACTCCTAGCCTATTAGCAAACTTTGCTCCAAAAGATCTTTTCCTGTTTTCTGGGTGATCTCCTAGTCCACTTCTAAATATTTCACTACCTGCAGAATGACTACACCCGTTTATTAGTAAGTTTGTAAATTTGTAGTTAGACAAACTGGCCATTCTCCTCTATTATTTTTAATAACTTCAATATACATATCTTTGAGATTTACTAATCCGTCAGTTGTATGTCTTTCATAATAAAACTTGTTGATATTACCTAAAATAACTTCAATTTTATCCATATGGATATAAGGAGAGTTTAAACTAGCACATGCATAAAAATCATGTATGCGTACATTATCATTATCATCTAAATATGCATTATGAGGATAAAAGTTCATTTTAATCATATTATGTTTTTCTAATGCATCAAGAACATCATTTACTTTATTTGTGTAATCATTCTTCCATTTGGCTTTTTCTATTAAATGATTTAAACTTGTATCATACCATTTGAAAAATATCAGTTGTTTCTTTTTATCGATATCAATAATCTCTGGAGCAAACTTTTCTTTTTGAACATGCTCTAGCCATTTGCATTCATTTTCAAAAAAGAAATCGATATGTGCTTGGGTATATCCTGCTCTATCAAAAAAGTATCTGCGATCATATTGATATTGCATACAAAATATGCTTTTATTTGGACTAATGCGAGGAACATAAACAATGTTAGGACGTACCATTCCTCTGTTTTGATACTTATAAAATATTTGCCATTCTTCTATATTCATAATCGTTCTTTTGGTATAATAATATCAGTTCCGCAATGACAATGCTCTTTACTACATATAACAGGTCTTGTGGTAAATTGCAAGTTTTTTTGTAAAATATTACCGTGGTTTCGTCCTACACCACAACTTGCACTACTGATTTCTCCTCTAGGATTAATAAACAGTGCATCATCTACAAAACATTTCCATCCTTTAAAAAAGTTTTGTCTAGCAGCAATAATCTTGTTACTGTTAATAGGTTCAATAGTATCAGTATAATGTGCCATGCTTACAGCTTTGTTTGGATTGTAAGGTTTGGGAAGTTTTTCAACAGTTTCAAACTGTGCTTCTTCTAAAAACTTTACTTTTTCAGGATCACTGTACTCCCAAGGTCCTGCATTCACACTCATTTCATCAAACAGAGGTGTCCATTCTAAGTTATAGTTTGGTACTTCTTCTCTTACCCGATTTCCAAACTCAACAATCTCCCAAAAGCGTTCTTCGTGCATCAGCATTTTTGTACACAAATAGTTTACTTTGTCGCACAAAAACTTTGCATTTTCAATATATCTATCTTTTTTACTGAACTCAATATGAAAACTTGCAATAATATCATCAAATAAATGATGATGTTGTTCCCAATATTTTACAGGACGAGATAAGTTTGTATTAACACTAACTGTTAGAGTATCTCCTAACCAGTCTTTTAAATATTCTGTAAGAGGAATAAAATTTTCCCAATGAGTAGGTTCGCCGCCACTATAGAATATTTTAAAATATTTGTAACCTTTATCTTTGTACGTTTGAAATATTTTTGTTACATTTTCAATATACTGATCTAGATTACCATTGTTTCTTACATCGCCTGCCCAGTTACCAGGATTGCAATATGTACATTGAAAGTTACAAAAGTTGTTGACTTGCCAAGTAATACATGCGTAAGGCTCTGCCATTGGAGTGATTTTGAGTAACTTAGACATAACTTCTTAACCACTCCATTTCAGGAAATGTACTCCAAAAATCTTCACCTCTGTATTGATCAAGACGATGATTGTTTTCAAAAAACTGTTTAAGTTTATCTTCGTTGAGTGTGCCTGCATTAAAAAACTGTATTACACTATCAATTTTGCCTATTACATCTTTGATTATTTCAGGTTTTGCAACTGCTCTATCTTTGATTTTATCAAATGCCCAGGCTTTGTAATCGATATATTTTGCACGTAACTCTTGTTTGTAATGTTCGGGTATATAATCAACACGCATAAAGTCAGGCCCAGTAAGCATGTTTAATCTACAATTCTCAATATCAACAAGTCCTCTTTCAACCCAATCCATATGGAAATCGGGCCAGTTCCAAACATTATATAAACTTATGGTAGGAGTTAACTCAAAATGCACATGAGGAACTTCTTCCATCATCTGTAAACGGTTCTGTTCGATTACATTCCAATCTGTGCCGTGTCTACTGTATTCTGCTCTTGCACCATTACAATCCAAACTTGCACTAACATGTATATCTCTAAACTGTTTCCAATACTCAAGTATACTTTTACGTTTGTACTTGAAGTTACTAAAGTTAGTTGTGTAGCGTAAAGCTACATCTGTTTTGTTAGTTTCAAGCCACTTGTCTAGTATTTTGTAATGTTCTTCGGTGATAAGTGCTTCACCTCCAGCAAAATATACTTCTTCACAGTCTGGCAAATATTTTTGCAAGTCTTCCCAGAAGTTATTTTGTTTTGCAATATTAATAATAATCTCGCCGTCGTTATTAAGAATATTTGCAACTTCATGTTTACCATATAACTCGCCATGTTCTTTAGCATGTAAACTACTAAGTTCTGGTCCACAACTACGACATTTCATATTACATATATTGCTAAAGCGTACATCAAGGTATACCATACGCATTTCATCAATACTACCATCATCGTTGGTTTGTCTTACAAGATCAAAATGCTTGTCTCCATACCAATGATTGTGATTTTTCCGTAATGTCCACACATATGTTCTATCTTCTAACTCATAGCAACGTCTACAACAATCTAAACGTTCTCCATTAAGCATTGCAAGACGTAATTCTTTATACCTGTCACTATTCCAGGCTTCTTCGATACTACTTTGTTTAAGATTTGCAAATGGTTGATCACTGTCAGCAATACAACAAGGCATAACTCTTCCGTCAGGCCAGGCATGCATATGAATCCATGGCAATATACAAAATGCCTTGTTTTCTTTTAATAAATGTTCTTTATCCATCCATCATCTCCGCAAGTTCTGGAAAGGTTTTACAAAAATCTTCGTTGCGTATTTCGTCACGTCTTTGTATATGATGTTGAAACTGTTCTTTTTGTTCGTCCCATGTATCTTGCTCGTTTGCAAAACTTACTGCATCTTTAACGTGTAAAGCAGGCCACCAGTTATCGTTTTGCATAAAGTTATATAACTTTTGATTATTGCTATTTCCGATTTCTTTAAGATTTTTTGGCATTGCATGGGCACAAAAATAACTAGGTGTAATAGCCCTATATATACTAATACTATCTTTATGTCTAAATAAATCTTTTTCCATTAGGTATGTAAAGAAATCTGCTAGTGTTCTATAGTTAAATACGCTCAATACAGTGTTAAACTGATAATCAATAAAATCTAAGTTTCTAATACTTTTTAGATTTTCTTCAACTACTCCCCAGTCTGTTCCATGTCGCAAGTATTCAGCACGTTTACCGTAATGATCTAAACTGGCACTGATTTCAACTTTTTTAAATCGGCTCCATAAATCTAGAACATCATATTTCTTATATTTAAAGTTACTCATGTTTGTGTTGTAACGTAATGTGATTTGTTTGTTATAACCACCTTCGATCATGGCTTCTAATATTTGATAATGTTCATCAGTGATTAAGGGTTCGCCACCTGCAAAATATGCCATATCCATATGACAAACTTGTGACTTGATTTCTTCTAAAAGTTTTCCACTAGAATCTGCATGATTTATAATCCTATAGTTAGGCGGAACATGATCGTGCTGTTTCATTTCTTGTGCCCACTGACTGCTAAATTCTGCTCCACATGTTCTACATTTAAAGTTACAAATATTACTGAAACGGACATCAAAGTATCTCATTTTAAACTCAGGTACAGTTCCGTCTTCTTGTGTAGTAGGAACAACTTCGTCAAAATATTTGCTAAAGTTTTCCAAACTATAAGTTCTAAAACTAAAAGGTGAACTTTTCTCATGTTTGTAACAATATTCACAAATACTACTTTTTTCATCATTGAGCATACGCAAACGCAGTTCACGCATCAAATCATCGTTGAATATTTCAGACAAAGGTTTATTTTTTACATTATCAAACGGATCTGTATAATCACTGCTACAACAAGGATATACATCTCCTTTTGGCGTAACATTCATATGTATCCACGGAAACATACAAAACGTTTTACTGTTCAATAACTTTTCTTTATCAAAATCCATTAGCTTCCTTACACAACTCAAAAAAGTCATTCATTTCAGGAAAGGTAGCTTCAAAGTCAAGATTACGTCTGCGATCTTGTTCTTTAAAAAAGTTCCAAAAGTCTCTACGTCCTTCTCTAACTCTATCAGGTGTGTATTGAGTAGTTTTCATATAATCAACTACCCTGCGAAACTTTTCATACTCTAGTTCACTAAAATGATGTTTACTACCTTCTTGCACATTATCTTTGATAAACTGTAAATGCTTTTCCATGTAAGGTAAGTATTGTTCTTTGGGCAAAATATTTATATCATATTGCAAAGGTTCTTTTAGATATGGTGTATCGAAATGTATTCTTTGCCATCTACCACTGTTAACATCGTTGTATTTACGGCGCCATTCTAACATTTTTTCAAGTAGTGTTTCAAATGTTGTTACACTAAAAAGACTAAACGTAATCATAAATGTCACCGGTGCAGTTGTATTGCGCATAAAGTAATCTAGGTTACGTTCAAAAACTTCAATATCTAATCCGTCACGAATATACTCTGCACGATTGCCCCAAGTATCAATACTGCTAAAAAGTTTAAATGCTTTGATTTTATTTTGGCTTAATAAACTATTAACATTATCGGTAAACTTTTCAAGTTGTTTTTCTTTACCGCCTAAGTTACTGTTTACATTAAGTTCAAGATGCGGCTTTGGATCCTTTTCAAGTTCATCAAACAACCTGTATGTGCTTTTTTGTATTGTAGGCTCTCCGCCAGTAACACGCAAAATGTTCAGTGTCTTGCTAACTTCGGGCCACCATTTCCACCAAGCACGTAAATAAGGGTTGCGATCTTCTTCGTATACACGAAACCAATCAATATCATTTCTGTGATTTTTAACCATATCATACGGACCGTGCTGTCGTATTTCGTTATAATATCTACTGCTGGCTTTCGGGTGACAATACCCACAACGGAAGTTGCATTCGTTACCAAACGAAATCTCAATGTATTCAGGATTAACATTAAAGTCCCAAGGATTAAACTTTACTTCTTGTAATCTTTCTTCGCTGTAAATACTACCACTACGTATATGTCGATCACTAATATAATCGTCGCCCATGTTTTCAATATTCCAGCAATAGTTACAACCATTGCATTGTTTGCCTTCTAACATCTCTCTGCGTTCTTGCTTTTTTTGCTTTGTATTATGTAACGCACTAGGATTGGTTAGGAGCTCGTCAACATCAATCTGATGCGGAGCAGGGTGATAACAACTGTGTGTTTCACCTGTTTGCAAATATATTGTTGTATGGTACCATTTTGCAAAACAAAATGTAGGTGAAAAATGCCGTGTAGTAATAGCATTAATACTTTTTAACTTGTCTGTGTTTTCTGACATATTATCTCTTTGCTGTTCTAGGCGGATTGGTGTATACAGTTTTAAAGAACAAACTTTGATTGCCGTTTAATGGCTCAGCAGCAATAGGCAACTCAAGTTCTTCGATCAACTTGTATCCAAGTTCTTGTGATTGTTGATCAATATCTGAAATATCTTTATTATCCCAATATTCATTTAACCAATCAAAGTCACGCACATTTACAAAGTCCCAATCAGTACACATGGTTTTGTACAAGCCTTCTCTTGCGCCATAGGTTGCCCAATCGCCGTTTTCTACATCTGCACCTACCATTAACCAAACATATAATCTATGCAAGTTCTTCCAATGATTCTTCTGAAACTCTTCTACTGTCGGCTTTAGTCCTCTATCAAGTGCCATCTTTACACCTTCACGAAAACCTGCTCTCCATGCTTGTTGAGGAGATCCGTTATTCATTATTTCACTATAACAACCATTCATCTGAATGTATTCAATATCCCAACAAAAATCAACTTGTGCATGTGCATTATTAGGATCAGCATTTTCGTGAGTACGCATGGTTAATACTTTTTGCTTAGGCCAGCATTTGATACCACCGTTGCCATACTCTAATCCGTTGATTGTGTTTTTTGCACTCCAACTGATTACACATTCATCTAAACTAACATTTTTATTCCAATGTCCATCTTCGTGATCATCTAAATTAAAACTTTTTGTTAAGAAGTCAGGATTAATAATATTATCACCGTCAACTGTAATAAATCTATCAGATTCTGATAACTCAGCACAGGCTTTGTGTGCTGCATCGCTACCTTTAACACCATGTACTCTTTTTGCCCAAGGAATCTTTTTGCACAAGTCTGCATAGTTCTTTTCAGCATTTGGCTCATCATAGCTTAGGTAAATTATATCATAATCTAATACCCTAAATTCAGTCATAGTAATACCTCGTGATAATAACTTTCTAGTCTCTTAGAAGTATACACGCTAAACCCGTCAGGGTCAAGTTCTAAATCGCTGTCAAAGTCAATAGAATAATCACCTGTAATCACACTAGAAATGTCAATAGTAAAAAAACGATGTAAATGATTTGGATTATTTTTACGTGTAATACTAAAACCCATTACTTGGTTAAAGTTTAAGTTATTTTTTCTAAAGTTTTCGCATATTTCTTCTGCAACTGTAAATGTCCATTTTTTATTTTTTATGTCTTGTGTTACAGTTAAGTCTGGATTGTTTTTTGTTCTAGGAAGTTTAAATATTTGATCATTGATATTTGGCATGTAGTTATCTTCATTATAGATATGTTTTAGAACATGCTTTTTTTGATCACTATCAAATATAACTAGATAATGTCTAAACTGCTCTTTACCTGTGATTAATGTTTCCACATCACTAGGCTCTACTTTGATGTAGTTTGCATCAGTAGGTTCTCTGTTGTAAATACCTAAGAGTGTGCCATTTTCATCAAATGACACATATTTGTCAACATTTACAAATACGCTCATGCTATTCCTTTTTCAAATATCTCAACTATTTCGTCAGTAAGGAAGTCTTTTTCAGTATAATGAAAAACACCAGATTGTTTGTAGTTACCAATAAACAAGTCGCAATCGTTATCTAAATACACGCCAACTTTATCTTGCCATGTCTCGGTCTTAATATCCCACCAATCTTGTCCGTGCAACTTCATGTGTGTAATATTAGGAAAACTTGTATTACTAGTTACTTGTTTATCAATGTTAAGCAACTTTACAGCAATAGCACAACTTACATCCATACTTGGAAACTTCTGAAAGTATTTACCTCCTGCAAACTGTCCATAAAACATCTCCCAGTTATTCATTATCATTTCTAGTAGTTTAAAAAACTTATGCGAAAAGTCACACTTTTTAAAATAATATAATGCACAATAAATATCAGGAAGTTGATGTGTTCTAAATGATTGCCTGTAGTAGTTAGTTGTGTATTTTGTTCCTCTGTAAGTTTTTACATTTGATGTAAAATACAAATCTTTCTTTTCTAAAAAGTTCCACCAGTGTTCAATATTTTCTAAAACTAATACATCTGTGTCTAATACAAATGTTTTATCAAACGGTGTAGCATGATACACTTTCCATCTGTGTTCAGCACTAAATCTAGATTCAGTTTCGCTATACCACGGAATATCTACAATCTCATCAAATACTGCTTTTTGTTTTGCACTTACTTCATCATTTGTAATCAAACAGATATTTGCATTTTTATTATATCGTTTAATACTACATGCAGCAAGATAGGCTTGCTTTATATAATCACTGTTTTTATTTTCTGCTAACATAGTAAAGTTAGGCATTATCAATAATCCTATTCAAACTGTACTTGTTTATAACATGCACATTACTACCTTTTATTCTTAAAGGAGTATATTCGTTACTTTCATTTCTTTTTTGAACTAAAAACAAAAAGTTGTCTTCTCGTAAATCTAAAAGTACGTCTTTGTCAGTGCAATAATACATTGTTCCTGGCATTTTACCTGCAAAGTTATTATCTGTAAATCCATTCATAATATGTATTGCAATACTAAATGCATGATCATTTCTAAATACATTTGTATTTAATTTGTATAGATTTCTGTAATGTGCATAATGATCTTGTATGTGCGATACTAAATCAAAAAATATTTTATTTTGCTCAGTCTTTCTAAAAAATACACAAGTTGCCCAATAAAACTTTGGTCCTATTTCGCTTATATATGTAAACTCGTTAGGATCTCTCCACCCTGCAAAATCATAAGCAGAATCATATATCAAAAAATCTTTAGATTGGTTAAAACAATTTTTAAAAATATTATTAGATACTACAAAATCAGTGTCTAGTAATAATGTTTCTTCATATGGTGTTAAATCATATACACTACTACGATTTCCATTTTTAAACTCTAGTTGTTTTTTTGAAAAAATACCATCAAAATATTTTTTGTAACTATACTTTTTATCATTGTCAATCTCAATAACTTTATCAAATACATCTATATCTTTTGGATAAGTTTTGTGTAGATATTCAATGTTATCAGTGATCAATGTTGTGGGCAAGTTTAAATACTTGCTTATACGTTTTGCAAGAAAAACTGCTTGTTTAATATAGTCGATTTCAGTATTATTTCTAGCTATAAGTACAACACCTTGACTCATACTTCAATAATACCTTCAACTGTTCTGTTTACTTTTAACTTGTTATATTCTGTAATATACTTGTTTGCAGCTTTTGTGTAAACATTAACCATTTCATTAGCAAACTTTTTTAAATCTTCAATATGAATAGGAATATCATTATCATCAATAATCACAGTTTCTTCTTGCCCTAGTGCTAATAAACTCTGACAAAAACTTACAAGTCCAGGAGTTACTGTAAACTGCCCACCATTACAAAAATGTAATAGATCATCTTGATATTGTTCTTTTAAAACTCTTTTTGTATTGTCTAAAGTAATCATATAGTTACTGAAGTCAAGAGCTTTTTCTAGTCTTTCATCCATTGAAGAACTCCTTTTAAATTATTATATATTAGTGAAAACAAAAAGTCAAGTTTTATGTAGGAGGAGTACTTAAATCTTGAGAAATGTTTGTGCTTGTAGACATTGTGGGTGCTGTAAGACTACAAGCTGTATAGTTTACTGCATTAACTGTAAAACTACTATTTGGTGTACTAGTACGAACATTGCTTGTTAGTGTTCCTGTTACAGTTTCGTCAATAGGATCATTAACTCCGCCGATCCCTTGACCACCTTCACCAACATCGCCGTCATTAAACTCGATTCTAAATCTTACAGCAGTGGTACCATCTAAACGTGCAGATATTGTATAATCGTTATCTGCGTATACGCCACTACCTGTTTTTGTAAAAATAATCTGATAGTTCGAAGTTAGATCATCAAAACCGCTGTTTAATGCTGGTGTACCACTTGATGCAGTTGTTGCATATTTGTCAAAATCAATAGTTGCCATTGCAGACAGCATACTTGCCCAATCTGTGCCTTTTGCACCACTTGAACCTGTTAGACTTGCATCAAACTTGATAGATCCACCTGCATTGAAGAAAAATGCTCTTTGTGATGCATTAGTCCATGTTACAGTCATTACATGATAAACACTTTGTACTTCGCTTGCTCCGCCCCATTGAGTAGTTCTTTGGCTAGTTTCTGGAGAACTAATATCAAAGTTAGGAGGGGGATAACCTGTTACTTCATCATCAAAGTTTTGTATTGTTGTCACAGCATTAATATAGTCATTAAATCCCATTAACGTACCATCTGTGATAGCTGTTTTAGTACCAGTAGATGTATTAAAGTTGAAACTAGTATCTGCGCCGATAGTGTTTCCTGCACTAACAGCAGCTATAGTAGCATCTAAAGCACCAGTTTGATGTACTGAAACTTTTTGTATATCAATATATAAATCAAATAGTTGGTCCTCGGTAACGCTGTCAACTGTAGCAGATACGTTGCTACTAGTTGCACTCTGGCCCCACAAAGCAACCAAAATACCAGTTACATTAGTACGCATACTATTGTAATCAGTTGCTAAGATTTTTCCGCCAGTTGCTACCAAAACTATTCTCCTTTGTACATTTATTACATATTAAAACAGTTTTGTCAAGCTAAAGATGTTGTTGTATTATATATTGGAGTGGCTACCTCAACATACGAACCTGTTGCTCTAAGTTGACTTACAGAACTTGTAAGTGTGCCAGTTACTGATTCGTCTATAGGACCATGGCCGCCAGCACCGCTGCCTGCTGCATCATCATTAAATTCTGCAACAAATGTAATCACTGCTCCATTTGCTTTTGCTTTAAGTGTATAGTCATTATCGACATATACACCACTACCTGTTTTTATAAGTAAAGTTTGATACGATGTTGTTAAATCAAAGTTTCCTAATCCAGAACTAGTGCCGCTATCAGCAGTAGTATTTTGCGATGTAACTTTTATTGTACCTAGAGCAGACAGCATACCGTTCCATTCTGTGTATTTAGAACCTGTGCCACCAGTTAAACTAGCAGTCAAACGTATTTCTCCGCCACTATTAAAAAAATGTCTTCTATGATCTTCTGAATTAAATGTAACTGTAAAATGATGCTCTACACTTTGCACTTCAGAAGTGCCGCCCCAGTTTGTTGTTCTTTGAGTAGTAAGTTTATCTTCTGCACTTGCTTGTGTTGTTGCAAATATAAGAGCAGCGTCATTTAAAATGTTTGTCGATTGAGTTTCATACTGTGCATACACTGCATCAGTGATATCTTCTTGGGCTACTACATTAGACAAAGTAGGTGCAGCACCTGTTTGGTGCACTCTAGCATTAGTCATATCTGATTTTAAGTTTGTCATATGAAAAGCATTCACAGTATCTGAGGTTGATACTGCTGAACTATTCAGTGTTTGTCCATATCCATATGTACCTGAACCATTTCCGTAAACTAGAGCAACCTTTGCTTGCATTTGGTTGTACCTAGTTACTGTGATTATTTCTCCTACTGCCATATCATTCCTTTACTAGGGTATTTATACCTGTAGTAATACCTCAACTAATTTCTCTTCTTGAGCTGTATTTGATTCTAAAGCTACACCTACAACTGTGTCAGTAGGAATAGTAGATGCAGTGCCATCTGACCAACCGTAAAGTTTTTGTCCTTTTCCTACCGGAAATACAACTTTAACAGGAACACGACCTTTTAATGCAATAGGCTGTCCATCACAATCTTCATTCATAAGGTAAGCAGGTTTTTCACTTATAACACCAACTGCTACACCCCCAAGTTGATATGGCTCAATCTCAAACTTGCTGTTTTTGCCAACCATCATAACTGTTCCTACCGGATGCTCTACACCTTCTTCTACTGTGTACTTTTCTGCAAGGTCAGCATATCGAGCTTTTGTTGCAGTACCAGTGAAAACATTTGCTGTAATGTTTCCGCTGCCATCACGTGCAGCAATAGTATTTGGTGTTGCAGCAGTTGCAGCACTTCTGTTTGTACCACCTACTGATAATGTATCAGCAGCAGTTGCTTGACCAGTAAATGTTGTTGCGTGTACATTTAAAAACTTGTTTGTGCTTTTACCTAATGTATAAGTTGAGTTTCCAAATGGATAAAAATGAGTATTTGTAAGTGTAGCAATAGTTGTGCTTGCACCACTTGATAAAAACTCAAGCATATTATGATCTAACTCTAGCACAGGAGTGTCTCCTGTTACGCCGTCACCGCTTGGATCTCCTGCCTGTCTAATACGCATTGTAATATCTGCATTATCAGTACCTACTGTAAATCCTTGATCTGGAAACTGTGCAGCAGTTGCACCTGATCTAAAATCTAAAGACGCTGTTTTAACATATTCATTTTCTGCGTGATATACACCAGAACCGTCAACTAGACCATTAGCTGCGGCTGCTGTTCCCCAAAAATAATGATCCGATGTATATGTGTTACCGTCAGATGCTGCACCAAATAATGTGATACCTTTTTTGATTGTAGGAAATACACCAGCAGTTTTTAGTTCACCTGTGGCAGTTTTTATTTCTGCAGGTATTTCTGTTTGTAATGTATTAACAGCAGGAACAAAATCATTGTTAGGACTAATAATAGATACGATTTTATTGTTTGTTACGGCTGCAATCACTGATTTAGCTACACCTGTACTGTCTTCAAAGATTGTAAAACTTTGCATAGAAGTTGTACCTGTGCCTGCTTTTTGCGGTCCAATCAATACCCAAGTGTTAGATTCATTTAAACCATAAAGCTGATCAGTTGTTGTATTCCACCATAAATCACCTTCTGCTCTACTAGTTGGAGTAGCAGCGGCTACCTCGGCACCACCTGTACCTTTCCATTGTGTACCATCATAAACTTTCAGTCTATTACCACTGTTGTCAAACCATAGTTGACCAGTAATAGGTTTTGTTGGTGCAGCAGTTCCTGAAAAGTTTTCCAATAAAAACAAAAAGTTTTCGTTTTGTGCTTCACCATATCCTGAATAGTTTTTACCTATCAGTTTTAAATCTGTTGTTTGATCAACTGTTCCGTCTTCAACACTTGTAAGAACAGTTCCATTGAATCTATTAATTGTATATGCCATAGTTACCTAACCTTGTTATGTTTATGTATTTACCAGTTATACGCTGGAAACTATAAATCCGTATCAAACTCCCATTGCTGAGCACCGTTTACTACAAATCTTTTTAATGTTCGTGTTACTGTGAGTGTAACAGTTTGGTTTGTTTGTTCAGCAAATGCAACGTCTTGTAAAACACTTTGGTTTTCAACGCCGTTTTTGTCAACTGTAACAAAACTTTTTGTAAGTCCATCGCCTGCGTCATAAGCGTATGTACCACTATAACTAGTACAATGCACTTTACAATATACTCCAGGGTTTTTTGTTATAGCTGGAAATAAATCTTCAATAACATCAGCTATTTGTACGTCTGTTAATCCTGTTGTATCTAAAGAAAATGCTTCGTCACGTTCTAATGATGCATTATCAACATATTCTTTTGTTGCAGCAGTGTTTGGATCATCGCTAACATCTGGTGTTCCTACATTAAGTAACTTGTTTTCATTTGTAAATGTAATATCGCCGCCGATTGTAAGAGTTAAAGGAGTAGCCATTGTCAATGTACTACTGTTAAAAGTAAAGTTATCAACTGTAAGTTCTGTTAATGTACCAATCTGTGTTATGCCTAATGCACTAGTAACACTTGTTGCAAGTGCAGTTGATGATAGCACTTCAGATCCGCCTATTTTATAATGATATCCAGAAGGTAAATCTATGTAGGCATGTGGAGTCCAAGCGTCAGTTGCATTTTTCCAAGTCCAAGACTTTGTATTAGATTCGTAACCTTCAGGACCGCCGCGAATAACAATACCTGCGTCATCAATAGCAGCACTATCAGGATATGTACTACTATCATCTGCAACTGCCAACTCAATCTGATGATCTTCAAGTTGTAATGTTTGTGTAGAAATATATGTAGTGTCACCTTGAACTGTTAGATCGCCTGTAACTCTCATATCTCCTGCAAAATCAAAATCATATTCTGGAGTTGATGTTTTAAATCCTAATCTAAACACATCATTGTCTATAAAAATAGCATCTGTTGCCACATTAGATCTTGTGACTTGTAATGCTAAATCATCTGTATTAGAAGTAGATCGTAATACAACCTTATTGCTTTCAGCTTTTAGTAATATTTCTAGATTTGGTCCAACTTTTAAACCTTCAATGTTGGTAACTTGCAATCTTGCTGAAACTTCTTGAGTACTAGTTGATGCTTTTATTAAAAAATCATTAGGGACAAAAGTAGTAGTACCGTCGCTCAACTTTGTTGTGCTATCTGCGTTTCCATAAAAAGAAAAATCACTAAGTGCAGTTGCAATCGTGATACCCGATTTAATAGCCGTTGTAAATCCTGTGAGTTTTGTAAGATTGTCAGTTGTTGAAGCAGCAGTAAATGCTTCTCTACTGATCAACATTGCAGGTTGGTTTCCAATCTTGTAAATCGTTACAGTTTTTCTTTGTCCAAATCTGTCAACTAATGTTACTGGTTCAACTCCTGTGTAGCCCTGTGTGCTTGTATACGTAGGTCCTGCAAGTATTACATCTACACCATCACTAAAATACATTTGTTGATTTGCACTATCAATCCAAATATCGCCTGCAAGCATTGTAGGTTGACTTGCTCCAAGAACTGTAGTGTCTGTATTTCTAAATCTTGTGCCGTCAAATACTTTTAAACGTCCATCGCTTGTATCGTACCATATTTGTCCACGTAGTGGATTATCAGGTTCGGCTGCATTGGCAAAGTTCTCCAATATCTTGACAAAGTTTTCATTCATAACTTCGCCATAACTTGTGGTATTTCTACCTATAAGTGTTACATCTATGGAATCTGAATCTATTTTACCATCTACAAGATCTACAAGTAATGTACCGTCTGTTTTGTTTATTTTATAACTCATATTTACTCCTGCTTATGTAGATGGTCCAATGTACATGATATAGTTCATTACAACACTAGGACTAGTAACCTTAAACTTGGTACCAACCTCTTGATTGACATTGTCAATATTTTCTGTTGTGAATGTTACATCTTCAACACCGCCTGTCCTGTCTATTCCGTACCCTGCTGTATTTCCTAACAAGTTGTTAGCTGCGGCACCAGTGTCTGATCCATCGCCTGCATTTGTCATTGCTAGGTATTGATTTGCTGCATCACCTTCTAAACTGTGTTCGTGATTTGGAAGCTGATCCTTTGTAATCCAATCACTTTCTTGACCTGCTGTTGTGCCCATCACACTTGAAGCACCAAACGAATCACTTTCGCTTGCTTTATCATATACACGGTTTGTATCGATATAAGATACATCGTCAGGAACATGACCTAAAACATATCTACCTCTTAAATCTGGAACTTTAAAATAGAGTGCACTCGAGGGTGCTCCATATGTATCTCCAATCAAATCATAAAGTGATTGATAGTTTGCTTTTACAAGTTCCTGTCCGTGACATAACACCCAAAGAACTTCTGATGCTGGAAGTTCCTCTGCTGCATATGGCATAATCATGCCTAGTGTAAAAGTTGGAACTGTGCTTACTAAAGTTGATTGCTTGACTCTTTTAATGTCTGTGCCTCTGGCAATCAATATATCGTCTGTGCCTTCGATAGTAGTTGATAACGATTGTCCAGTGATAAATGCCTCACTAACAGTTGTTACAAACTCTTTTGTGCTAGTTCCGCTGCCGTCAAATGTAAACTCTGGTGCAGTAACATGACCCGACATTCTAAATGTAGTAGGACTAGCTAGTTTTCCTGCAGAGGCACTTGTACCACTTATGTTACCATTAACTGTACCAGTAAGATTACCAACAAAGTTATTTGCATACACATTATTATATTTTAAAGTAGTTGTACCTAAGTTATAAGAAAGATTATCTTTTGGGGTAATGTTTTTTGCTACAAGATTTTCTGCAACATCTAAACTTCCGCCTAGATACATGTTTTGACTTACTCCAAGTCCTCCTGACACAACTAGTGCACCAGTGCTAAAACTTGTGCTACCGTTACCACTATTAACTTTCAAAGTACCACTTACTTGAGCATTGCCTGTAACATCTAATGCCTCTTGAGGTGCTTCGTTTGCAATACCTACTTTTCTGTCTGGTGTGATACGTATTGCAGTGCGCACAGTTCCTGAATCATTAGTTTTAAAATCTAATGCACCATCCGTTGCTGTGTGTCTAATTTGTGCTGTGCTACCTGTGATACTTAATCTTAGTAGACCATTTTCTCCAATAGACAAACCAGTATTATCAATTATGTTTTGTGATTTTGTAAAGTTATTTGTAATGTCTTTTCTTGCAAAAGTAGCTGCTGAAATATTGCTATTTGAAATAACTAGATTTTCTGCTGCTGTTGCAACACCATAAAGTTTTGCATCGTTTGCAAGATTTATACCTTTTTTAAGAACATTTGAAACAGGAAATCCTGTTTCGGCCTTTTTTAAACTAAACTCAGTTTGTGCAGTGATTGCAACTGGAACATTGTTTACTCTGTCAATAACTACATTTTCAGTAATATTTGTAGAGTTTATAACTTCTTCAAACCTTGCACCAGTACTAGCACCTTCGCTATAGTCTGGACCAACTAAAATATAACCACTGCCTGTATAAACATAAACTTGACTATTTGCAGTATCAACCCAAATATCTCCAATAGTGCTAGAACTTGCTTCTGGTTCACTAGTTGCTTTTTTGATGCCTCCGGCACTTACCCACACTGCACCATCATATACTTTTAGTTGATCAACACCTGTTGTATTATCATACCATAGTTGCCCTTCAACAGGATTGCTAGGGCTTGATGCGTTAGCAAAGTTCTCTAGCATTTGAAGAAGATTTGTATTTAACAGTTCGCCAAAGTCGCTAAAGTTTCTACCTATTAATGTAATAGATGTTTCATCACTGTTTGTGGAGTTGTCATCGACAGTTATTGCTCCTTTGTTGGTGAAATCTGTAAATCTTACTTCATAGCCTGCCATTTTTTACCCCTCGTTAAATCCACTCAAACTTTGTACACGCACAGTATAATCGATTTGTATCAGTCTGTTTAAACTTTTTTGTACTGGGTGGAAGATGACATGAGTAATCAATCTGCCTGTGCCACTAGAGCTATAACTTTTTAATCCTAACTCGTCAAACACATATATACCATCTTGATTTGCTGATGTATCAAATGCGTCCTGTCCTTCTGGCTCACCATAATCTAAAAGACATGTGACTAAAATATCAGTATAGTTGGTTCCGCTAACATGTCTTATTTCGGTTTTGTTTCTAGTTGGATCAACATTGTTTACACTTCTATCATCAACAACTTTGTCAAATGTTTGATTATATAAAGTTGCATTTGTTCCGGTGCTATTAGGAGTTAGATATGTAATAATACCTGTTGGATCAACACTAGTACCGCCATTGCCAAAACTCATACTATTGATAAAGCCTTGTCCTTGATTGGCTAGACTTTCTGCTAAGGCTATACTCATGTTTTCGTAGTGAATAGCATTTCTTTTATTCACATATACATCGCCTGATTCTGGATCATGTATTTTTATGTGTCCTTCAACATGTATGCCGTTAATATCTTTTAAATCATTCATCTGTTTGTACCTTATACTGTATTTATTTAGGTAAGCTAATAGTTGCTCTACGCAAGAATTTAGATATTGGATTGTCTGAATCTCCTAAACTCTTTCCTGTATCGTTCCAAACTTTTCCGGTTTGACTTACGATTTTTATTTCTGTTCCTTCTACTGGTTCGTCTCTTAATAGTAGCACAGTTTCTTGTGTACTTCCATCACTGCTTATTCTAGTTTCTAAACTAAACTCAGCTTCAACTGTTGTATCACCTTCACTACTATCTAGTGCTAATGTTGGATTAAACACTGATATCTGGTTTTTTATAAGTTTTCTGCCTGCTACATAAACATCTATTTCATTAATATTTGAAACTATTCGATTTAACACAAACTGAGTGCTATCTACTGCTACTGCTTTTATAGTTTGTATTGTTGTTGTATCTTGATAATCGATAGTTTCATTTGATGCTTGTCCATACAACTTGGTGCCTTCTTCGTACACATCTTTCACACCAGTGCCTAGTGTTCCTCTACGCAGTTGTGTAACAGTGTTATTTTTTATTTCAAAGTATTCAATGCGTTCACCTTGTATAAACAACACACCAGGTAAGTTTTTAGTTCTGTTTGGTTTATAAAGTCCTTCAACACTTTCTAGATATATTGTGTTATCATAATAGTTTAAAGGACTTTGTAGAATGTAACTATTGCCTTCATTCAAACGTTTATAATGAGTTCTACCCAACATGTCTCTAAATATTCTAAATCCAAACTTCGGATGAACAGGCTGTGCACCAAACTGTAAAATGTCAATGACATCGTCTTCGTTAGGTATATCTTTTAATCTTACTGCTTTATAATCGTCATTAACAATATAGTCAACACCAGGTGTTAACAACGTTCCATTTTTGATTACCCATGCATAAGGTGTACCAATAATAGGATCTGTTAACTGAACAACTCCTGCACTTAGCAAGTTTCTTCTTATGTATGTGTCGCTTGCTGCATTCACAGTAGTTGAGGTCACATTGTATGTATATCTATTAAAGTTATTGACATCGTGATTACTAAACTGATATATTTCTATTTCTTCACCGCTACTTGGTGGTGTAGCAAATGACAAGTTATCACTTAGTATGTATTCAACACCTGAAACCATTACTTGAGTACTGTCTTCTCCAGCTACACTTACAATAAACTCGTTATCGGTTTGGAATGCATCTTTAATATCTTTTTGTATCGATCTTAAAGTAATACAGTTATCCACTATCTTTTCAACAAGTCCGGTGTATTCAGTGCTGTCTGCTGCAAGCAGAGTTAATGTATCGCCTGTCTCTACAAACTCGGTCATGTCTAAAACACTACTGTCTATGCTTTCAAACTGTACTTCAGTATCTACAAAGAAATATTCTGCTTCTTTAATAACAAATACACTGATTGTCGATCCTTCTAGTGCAACGTCAGTTCTTAACAAATCAATCTTACAGTTTACTGGATCATAACTCCATGCATCATCAGCAAGTTGAGTCATTCCTTCAAAAACCAATACGTCTTGTTGCTCAATAGCAGTGGTGTCTGCAAAGTTCCAAGCATCTAAGCTATACGAACGTGCATCAGTGATTTTAATATTAACACTATAACCTGGGTTTAAAATTTTGTTATTTGATTTTACAAGTAATCTATGAGAGAATGGCTGTGCATTAAATGGTACAGGAATATCTCCTGTAAACTTGTGATAATCATTTTCTCCATCAGATTCAAAAGTATTATCAATAACAATCTGACTATAGGTTTGAGATTTACTGTTGTAAATTGTGTACTGAATATGATCGCCTTCTGTTAACACTTCTGGTTCAAACTGTATTTTTACACGATTATCACTTTCAATAAGATTGTACGCATCGTTTTCAACTTGAACTACACCATTTACTGTAACTAGTGCACCGCGATCATTATCCCACGATACAGAAGTAACAATACCTGTTGTACTACCATCAAATATTGTAGTTGCTGTATCTATTAATCCTGTACCATTCGTTCCGTAAGTGATGATTGCAAGCGTCTCTCCTACGTTGCTCGTACTATCATCAAATAATAAAACATTATTGTTCCAATCAATCGAATACCTTTCACTTGGTAATATTACATCATCTAGTTTAACAATAACACCATCATTTGATTGCGGCAATCCAGGTAGTTTGTATTCGTCAGTGCTGTCGTTTTGTATTTTATATGTAGCGACAGCAATATTTGCAACACCATCACTGGCTCTAGTGTATACCTGTATGTCAAGTGTGTCAAGAACTTTTCCAGGCACCATTTCTTCAGGACCTTTTGCAGTATTTTGTGTATAGAACCCGTCGCCGTCGACTGTAATATCGCCTGCTTCGATTCCAGTTGCAGTAGTATACGACAAATCTCCGCCGCTAAGTGCAGTATCATATGTTGTAGCAACAGGTGTAAAGCTGCCATCACTTGTGCTTTTGCTGACAATAACTTTATCACCTGGTGCAGTGCTAATATCTGTTAAGTCAACTGTTACACTTGCTGTGCTATCGTCACCTTCCAATGTCAACATTTGAGCATATTCGTTGTCTGCAACAGTACTGCCATCATATGCTGGATCATCTAGTCTATATATCTTCCAATCATCCGACTGTGTTTCACCTGCTACTTTTACAAAAACATTGTACTGATAACCAGTCTCCAAAGGCTTAGATAACACAAAGGTTTCTTCAAAAGTACTGTCAGATGTTATTTCAAATATTTCATCTTCAAATGTGTTTACAAATGTGTCAAATCCTGTGCCTGCAAATCCACCAATATCAAAACCAGCATCGGTACCAAAGTCAATGCTGTCATATATTGCACCATCATATTCAACACCAGTCATTAACTGTGCTAAGTCTTTTCCTAGCATACCTGTTGTTGGTGAATAATATTGTGTAATTCTATCTGCCGCACTTAACATAGAAATATCTTTTTTGTATTTGATTACAACTGCTGCATCTATACTAGGAGCGTTTAGAATATTGATATATCCTTGTTTTCTTTTATAACTTTTATCACTGTTTACATCATTTCCATATGTAAATTCACTTGATAATAGTTTTTTATCATCAACAAATACTTCAAATGTTTCATTGTTAACATTCATAGGCCATTCTAGAGTAAACTTGTTTTTTGCACCTGTACCTGTAAATGTTTCAGTGGTGTCTATATCAGCAATATAAGTTTTTCCAGATACCCTATCAAACTTCATAACCATATGAGTACTACGTACATTAGGATTGCCTAATATAGCACTTGCTGTTGCTGCAACGCCGTCATCTGCTAGATTACCTTCTATAGTAACTGTTGGTGCAGTATAATATTTTCCGCCTTTGTTTGTAATCTGTATTTCTTTTACACTTCCTCTTGACAAGAAGGCTTCGGCTGTTGTACCATTATCTCCACTAACTATAACTTTTGGTGTTGACAAATAACCACTACCGCCATTTGCAACTTCAATACTAATCACATCATATTGATTATTATCAATCCAACTCTTGTAAGGATATGATTGGTACTTGTTATCAATATTTTCAATGCTATTATTTCGCATTACAGCATCACTGGTTTGTATTTCTTTTGTTACTTCGTTGTGATTTGGTGGTAAATCAAAGTCAGTTACTAGTGAACCAGTTGGATCAACCTTTTCATATGCACTAACATACTCTCTTATTTTTGTTTTGTATGGTTTTACTTCGTTAACATAATCTTGATAACTTTCAAGGTTATCATTTTGATAACTTAGTTTTTGATCTAACCCCGACACATTGTGCTTGGCTTTTACAAAACTTGTTTTAAATGCCCAATCAACATTCGACTGTTCTGCAAATACATATCTCAATGATGCAAAGAAACATTTATTGTATTCATTATATAAGTTTGCAACAAAAATATCTTCTTTTAAAGCAGACAGAATGTTACGTAGTTCTTGTACAGGTTCTCTATCATAGAAACCACTATCGTAAATATTTGCATCATATCCACTGGTTTTGAAACTATAATCATATAATCTTGTGCTCAAAAGTATTGTTCCGTTTTCACGTCCGATAGTTTCATAGTTTACAGTGTAGTCTTCTACTAACTGGTCATCTATTTTTTTCAATAATAACCAGCCTCCAGAACCTACATTTTCTATTTTAACAATATCACCAATATTTGTTGATAAGCCAAACAAGTTATATGTATAACTTGCAATATGGTTTATAGCTGTATTCGAATCGTACCCGGATGCATACCAATCTGCATAATCCCAGTATTTTGTAGTATCAAAGTTTTGGTTATTTGTTCTAATCCACTCTTTGTTTTGATAGCTGTAAATAGCCCATCTTCCGCCGATTGTTTCATCATTTTCTATCAATACAGAAAAATCTCTAACCACAAAATTTGTATCTGCTCCGTAATCAAACCCTTGGGCTAAAATAGTAACATCTACAACTTTACCAACACTATCAATAACTGTTTTAATACTTGCATTATATCCTGTGTCGCTGTTTATTTTTATAACAGGTGCATTTTTATATCCTCTGCCAGGATTAATAATGTTTGCTCCAGTTATTCTACCGTTGTCAATAACAGGCTCAATCTCTGCACTTACAACTTTAGCAACTTCAACAAATCTTAATAAACTTGTAGAATCAGCAGTTGTATCAAACTGCCCTGAACTTGCAAGTGGTACTTCGTCTTTTTCTAAAAGTTTATCGATCACAAAGTTATCAACAATAGGATTTTGAATAAACACGCTGTTCACTCTTTCAACAAACTGTTTTACAGCTTCAAGTCTATTAATAAACATGCTTTGTCTAGGGAAGTTTAAAACTCCTATTTGTTGTACACTAGGAACACTTGGATCTGGTACAGGTCTAACATTTTCGTCATATCCTACTAAACTATCAACCCACTTTCGTTCTATTTCCGAATCTAGTTTAGTTGTAGCAAATCCTTCGCTTAACAACTGATATTCGTAATGAATATTATTTTTATTATCTTGATCTTTAGTAAAGCTAATATGCAAAATTGAATCTTTGCCATTTACAAAAGATGCAACGTTGTACAGTGCAAAACTAGAAGTGCTCAGTGGTGTAATAAATCTATAACCATAGTCCTGTGGCGCACTAATAACTTTTGCAACATCGTCTGCACTTAGTTTTCTTATTCCATTTTCCGGAACAGTCAAAGTATTTTTTACCCAGTAGTAATAGTAGTTTGTAAATGATTGTTTAACTTCATCAAAAACAGGCTTACTGCTAAATGTGTTGTCATCATAAAGTGTAGTCCCAGTTATACCTTTTGCAAACCCTTGAGCAGTGTTGGCAATCTCGTTCCATTCACTTGGTGTTAATGTTGTTCCTACCCATTCACAAACTTCTACTTCAGAGCTTGGTAATAACTTATTGAAATAAGCAGTCCTGTATGTGTTCGAATCTTGGTAAGGATTATACCACGATGCTTTACTTACATTCCACCATAATCTGCCTACCTGTTCATCTGTCCAGTTAATACCACTGTCAACGATTGTGCTGACATTATCACTAGTTGTGTAGACTGCTGGGTCATAGAAAGTTTTATAATAAATTTCTTGCTCTGCAGGTCCAGGTATTTTTCCTAAACGAGGATCCACAAAATCTAAGTTAGTTATAATATCTTTGGTTTTCTTATCGTATATAAACACACGATTAATATTTGAAATATCAATCTTTTCACTTTGCTGTACTAGTGTATTCCATGTGTTTGTGTTTTTTGCGATTCTAAAATCAGCGATAACACCTTTGTTTACATTTGTACTATCTAAGTATTCGGGATATGTATCTGTATCAATTCTTTCGCCTTCTAGTGCAGGAACCATATTTTCAAATGCAACGTAAATATGATTATCTACAAAGTCAAAATAATCAAAGTTAAAGTTGCTAGTTTCTCTTAAATATTCAAGAGTTTCAGAATACACAAACTTGTTTGCTATTTCTTCAAATACAACTATGCCTCCGGTGCTGTCTTCTAAATATCCAAAAGCAGTATTTCCTGCATCAAAAATAGTTGTGTCATTATCAAAAATAGTTTGATATCTGTTGTCAATATTTTTACCAGAAACAGCTAGTTTGTTTCCGCTAAATTTCATGTTTTGACCAAATAGCTTGTCTTTACCCGAATACGGATTTTCTACAAGTTGATCGAGTGCAAATGCCTGCAAACCAGTGCCTGTTTTTTTGAAAACATAGACAGCACCGGTATCAGTCGTAGAACCATCATATTGCATTGCACTAACAGCAACTTTATCACCGTTATCATTAATAGCAATATTTTTTCCAAAACTTGTACTGTCTTCTATTTCTATTGTTTGAATATATTGCCAACGTCGATTAGGTGCTGCATATATTCCTACTTTTCTTTCAGGTGTATTATCAGTGTTTACAGCAGCAAATACTAATACATCACCATGTTTGTTAACATCAAACTTTTCGCCTATACGAGAACCTGGATCAAATATACCTTGACTTGCTGCATTTAAACTTTCTGCATAGTTAGGTACATACCCGGTATGCTCTGTATAAGTTGCATTTTCACTTAGCTCTTCCCACTTGGTTGCATCCGTTGGATCTGCTTGTCCAGGTGTCAAGTTATCTAATGCTTTATAAAACTTGTAATCATATAATGCTATATCATCTTTGTTGTATGCATACGTTGCACTATACTCGCCTTTGTAGTCTCTGTTAGTTGTATACTGCCAACCATTTATATCATCATATCCTACAAAGTAAATCTTTCCTGCGTCTGCACCTGGTGCACCAATAAACAGTTTTAATCCTGTATCTGGATTGTTTCTAAACTGCACACTGTATCCAAACTCTTCTTCAGAAACTGGGTTTGGACTTGTGATTATTTGATCTAAAACATAGTATTGTAAATCGCTTCTTTTAAAAATATAAACACAACCTTGACTATTTAATCCACTTGCTAATCCGTCTGCGTCTGCAGGTATCATGTAAGCAGGTTCAAAGTCTTGACTTAAACTGTTAATAGTACTTCCATCTTGTCCAACTTTGTAGTCAATATCGTTAATGTTTTTTTTGGCTTTCCACAGCACCCCTCTGTCTGCAACAATGTCATTAAAGAAAATATTTGCACTGTCTAAACTATAAAGGTCGCCTACAAACTTTGTTTTAACATTTGAGGCTGTTGGTGCACCAACTGCAATATACTTTGCATCATCACTTATTGCAATACTAGAACCAAATCCACTATTGTCATCATGATAATCTACATCTGGTGTTAAATCATAAATGTCTGTTTTTGTAAATGATTCATTTGTTCTATTCCAAATCTTTACAGCACCAAGACTGCTTGGATTTTGATATAGTGAAGTTCCTACTGCAAGATGTGTATTTGTTGCATTACTTGCAAAAGATGTTAAAAAGTTTACATCAGTTTCATATTCATTGTTTGTTTCTTCTTGTAAACTCCAAGATTTGTTATGCTGGTAAACAGACCAATCACCGTTGCCGTCTGCATCTAACCAAACTTTATCCTGCCAATAAGTTTTTTTGTTTTTTGCCTCTGTATTCCAGGTATCAACATCTGCATATCTTTTTGCAATAAATCTCGAAATACCAGGAATACTACTATCGTTGAACTGTTCTACATCAACATCTTTTTCCGTTTGAACTGTAAACGATTTGCCTTCAACATTTATTACTTTAAAGAAGCCTCTGCCTTCTTGTACACTTGCATATACACCAATCACATCGTCTTTTTTGATGTTATGGTTATATGTATCTACAGTTATTGTATATCCAGGAACGCCTTGTAACTTATCGTTATTAACTTCTAATCTTGTCACTTTTAAATCAGTGTCAACATTTTGTAAAACTGTCCAAGATTGTTTTATTTTTTGCACCCAGATATTATCGCCTATTTTTACGCTTTCAATATCTAGTTTTGCTAAATCGTCATAAGATGCAACACTATATTCTACATCTTTGTCTCTAACATAACCAGCATCTCTTGTGTATATTTCATTATCATTTCTAACAGTAAATGGTTTATGGTTATAACCTAAAGGTTTTGCATATACTTCAAAATCTGCTATTTCAAATGTAAGATCAGTTCTTGCTGGTGTTTTATTTTGAACTAGTTCAACTATTTGTGGTTCTGTCTTAAACTTTTTATCGTCTAAAACATACTCAACTTCTTCTATATTATCTATTGCACCGTATTGTCCTAGACGTAATGCCCATTCTTCAAAAAACTCAATACTATCTGCATTTGCACTACTCAATGGATCAAATAGTTTTGTAAGTGCATTTTTTGTTCCTTTATCTTGGATAAATCCTTGATAAAACTTGTACTGACTTGTTGCATCTGTAATAATATTATTTAGATAATCTCTTTTTTGGTAACCTATTAAGTGCTGACCTAATCTTTGTTGCTCCGCATCAAAGTTATCAGTGTCTAAATCGTAGAAATCAGCAAACTGTTTTGCTTTATAATCCCAGTTAGGAAATAGTTGGTCTTGTGGTCTACTGCTTAATAGTGTCCATTGGCTACTGTCAAAAGTTTCTCCGCTTGTATGACCAGTTACATTAGAATAGTAAAACTGTTTAAACTTTACTAGATCGCCAACAGTATAATCAGTGTTTGGTGTCCATTCTACTACTTTTGCTTCGTCATAGAAGAATCCTGGAACATTAAGTGTACCATCCCAAAAATCTGTCCTATACCCTACAACTTTTATTCTTTCTTGTTTGTATCCAGGTATTGTGTCGTATATAACATCATTGAATACTGTTTCGTTGTCTATTAGAATAACATGTTCGGTTTGTATTAAAGGTAGTTTAGCAAGGTAAACACCTTCGCCTAATGACTGAACATTAAAGTCTGTGTTGTCTCTAAACAGGTTTACAAATGCTGGTTCAATTTTTTGTCCGTTTCCACCTAACAAGTTATAGTTGTAAAACGGTTCGTAAATATCATCAACACCAAAATAATCTCTAAAGAATGTAAGTTTATTTGCAACAGGACTTGTGCTGATTACTGCACCTTGATCCCAGTTTTGTGTGTTGAAAAACAAAAACTCTTTAATACAAAGTGTCATATCTTCAAGAACACCTGCATCGCTTACGTTATTAAAAATAAATCCTTGTTGTTTTAAGTATGCTTCATAGCCACACATAAAATCTACTACTTCTTGAACGCTAGAAAAATATGCTCCATAATATATTTTTTGTGGATTTGAATAATCAAATACTTTTCTTATCTGTGCTCCAATGCCGCCAACTTCAGGCAACTTGGATAGTCCAACAAAGTTTTCGTTATCAAAACTATTACCGCTGGTATGTGTAATAGATGCTCTATAGTATCTACCTGAATAAAATACAACTGTGCCTTTAGTGTATAGTTGATCTGTACCCCAGTTTACATAACTTTCACTAATACCGCCAACTGTTATTCCAGGATCGTTAAACTGCGGAATATGAGGATAATAGTTAAACACAGGATTTTCAATATCGTAACCTCTAATAGTAAAACCAGTTGATTCGCCATCTGCATTTTTTAGTTGTTCAATGATCATTCCTGAAATAGAAGGTATATCTTGTACTGAACTTTTGTTTAAGAATATTTTGTAGTTTTCATCTGGTACAAACACACTTGTTTTATTTAAAGGACTTCTGCTATCGAGTACCAGTTTGATTTTATCTTTATCTGCAAAACCACCTAATCTTATGCTTAGTTGGTTTTTAATCTTTGCAAGTTCATCTTTATAATCAGAAAGTTTTGTATCAATACGAGTGCTAATATTTGCAGTTACATAGTTTATAATGCCTGCTGTCAAATATTGCATATCACTTTTTATCATAGGCACAACAATGTCTTGCAGCTTTACACGCTTTTGTGTATCACTCCACACAATATTTCCAACAATATCTTTTGTGATTCTACTTCTGTCAAATCCTAAACCAAAAACTTTTGCAGGACTTAATAGCATCCAAGCTCGTAATAAACTAAATCCAAAATCGCTGCTTCTTCTCCAAGCTGTTTCTGCAGGACTTTGATCTCCATAAACAAAAGGATTTTTTACAGTTTTTAATAGTGTTCCTTTTGCCAAACCACTAGCAGTTGGATCTAAAAGTCTGCCATATTGATCAGTAGGAATATGTTTTGTTAAGTTGGTTCTTTTAAATTTGTCTTTTACAACAATAGGTTTGTTTGGCTCTCTAACAATACCTTTTTCTAAATCCTGCCATAAAACAAAGTTATCTCCTGTATAAGGTGCTGGACCATAAACTTCATTCCACCAAGTTGGCTTTACAGTAAATCCTAACATTTCCCAAGGATGTGTATGCGGTCTGTCTGTATCGTAGTATGTTTTATAAACATTTCTCCACGAACCTTTTAGAGTTTTATCAGCAAAGTCGTTGGTACTACTATAGTTATAAGTAAATCCATTACCTTCGATTGTATTATTTTTTGTATAATCAAAATTGTTTGCAAAAGATAACCACTCGCTAAAACCTCCAAGCATTAATGCATCAATGTCATTTTTACTAAAGTTAGTTGTTCTATCGTATCCTGGTATAAAATCATATACATTAAGTATGTCAGCATCATATTTTACTTTTATATTATTGTATATTCTTTTTTCAAGTTCTAATAAAAGATCGTCTCTATAATCGTCATATCCAACTGTAATACTACCATCGTGTCCTTGAATAACAGTTTTTGATTCTAAATAGGTGTTATCAATATATTTCTCTGGTTCGTATGCAGGTAATAATCCCAACTTCACAGGAGTAGGTGCAACAAAACTTCCATTTGTGTTTTCATACTCAAATATTTTAATAACATCATTCTGTACTAAATCTATACTAATATACACAAACCCGTCACTGAAAGTATAATCTTTATTGTGTACTAACTGCACATCATTTCTGTAAACAAGTACTGCTTTATTACTTAGAGAATCTAATGTAAATGTTTTCTTTAACGCAATATATGTCGGTCCATTAAAATCTATATCATGTTGTTCAACTGTATATCCTCCAAAAGGAACCATATCAGATGTATAAAAATTTTGTGTAGGACTTTTATCTTTGTTTATTTCTTGTAAAATAAAATCAACATGTTCTTTTACACTACCAGAAAAAGCATTTTTTTCTGCTTCTCTTAAGAAGCTTCTTATAAATGTATTATAACTTTTCCTCGCAACATCTAAGCCTTTAACAGCATTGTATTGTTTTGAAACAAGATGGAATAATGGAAGATTTAGAGGACCTTCGTGTTGCATTAATAATCTGCCATACGGACTTAGTGGGCCTAGATCTCTCAAGTTATTAACACCAAGTGCATCGCCTGCAAACTCTGGATGGAAATCAGTTATAGTTTTAACATGATCATTTACTTCTCCTAAAGTAAATGTTGTTATATTTTCATTTAATGGATTTCTTTCATAGTTAAGAGGTATCTCATACACACCATTATTATTTTTTGGCGCATTACTATAACATTTTACAACAACAAGTTCTGCTGATTCAAGATCAGTGTCAAGTGTGACAAATGCTAATCCATTTCTTTTTGTAATAGTGTAATCATTTCTTTTTGTTCCATTGACAAAAAGTTTGATAAACAAATCGTCTAAATTACCTGCATTATTAAAACAATCAATAGGAAAGTTGTTTAACATATTATTGTATTGTAATATAACCGGCTGGATAGTTTGAGCACTACTTTTTGTCCAGGCATTTTTATATTCGAAAGTATCGCCAGTGTAGTTGTATTTTTTTAAAAATAATACGTCACTGTTAACAGTAAAATCGTTTTGTAGTTCGTCTTGATAGGAAATAGTTTCAGATAAAAGATTAAAATCAAAAACAATATCGCCGATATTATTAATGTTTCTATATTTTAATGGAAAACCTAGAATACTATCATTAGCACCGGTGCCCTGAGCATAACTGAATACTTTATTTCCTCTAAAACTACTTGTAGGATAATAAACAGTATCATTTAAGTTTGTTTCATTTTTATCAAATAAATCAAATAATGGTGCTTGATTAACTTTTGTTTTTTCTTGACTTAGATTCCATTTATCTCCGTCATAGAAAAACATTTTTCCTTTGTATTCTGTTCCACCAGTAACTAGTACTGTGTCGCCTTCTGCAGGATCTGAATCAGTTGATGGAACAAGACTAATCTGAGTTCTACCATTATGTTCTATAAAGTTTACAATATATATTTTTCCATTTACAAAACTATCAGGATCTGCTGTAAACATTACACGCATACCGTTAGTTACTTCGACACCATCAATACTGTAACCCAAGCTACCTTCTATTGTACTAAAAACATCAGTTGTGAATGTATCAACAAGATTGATATTTTGTTTTGTTTTATTTCCGTGATTCCAAAGTTTCAGTCCTGCATCAAACTCAATAATAGGACGTTTGCCTCTTGAAACTTCGTCTAACTCAGGATCTGCATTGTTCGCTTCAGCTGATGCAATAATCACATCTCTGTGGAACCAACGATTATATCTACTCCAAGGATTTCTGTCAGCACTGCCTCTATTAATCACAATATAATCTTGTACAGCTGGATAACTATCAGCATTTTCAAATGGCACATCGTCAAAGTTGAACGTGTCAAAAGGAACTTCAATTTCGTCAGTAAATACAGCAGGAACTTCAAGATCTTGCTGATTGATTATTCTGATGCTATCTCCTACACCTTCAATAAACCATTCACCATCTGCATACTGTTCGGGTGTAACACTGCCGGCAAATCTAACTTTCATACCATTTGACAACTTAATACCGTTGCTTGTTGTGTATGTTTTTTTACCTAGTATTTCTTCTTCAACATTGATTTCGCTGTTTTCTGTGATATCTTTACTTAACACAATACCACTTGTATTAATATCTGTTTCGCTTATGTAATATAAATCTTCAGGTACATCTACAGGTACAGTCCATTCAATAACACCATTTTCAATGTAATCTAAATCAGTTTCTGCTAGTTTTCCTTCGCTATCATAGACAAACTTTTTAATACCTTTTGTGTATATCCTTGAAAGATTATTTTGTTCTATTTCATTTGTAGGATTTAAATCTTCAACATTTCTATTATAAGTAAATGCAAACCCGTGCCCAGGTGCATTGATTTCAAAACGATATGTTTGTTCTTTGTAAAGGGTGATCGTTGGATTATTAGTAAATCCATTAGGTGTAAACACATAAGTTGTGTTGTCATCTTGATTACTAGTAGTAATCTTATATGTACTTTGTACGCTTTTACTTTGTCCAACTACTGTTATACGTTTTGGCCCTAGTGGTAACCAATAATATTCTCTAAAGTTTGTAAACTTATCCCAATCAATATGGCTATCTAAACTATAACTTTGTTGCTTATTCAAAATATTATGATTTGTTGTATCCACACCATAGTACTTTAAGGCTCCTAAATAATCAATATAATCACCAAAAAACGTCACATTATCTAAAGTATCTTTAATAACAGTGCTTGTTTCAAACTGATAATTTTCTCTTGTTTCTGTTACATCTGGATAAAATGCATCGTCAACTTTTGTTGCTCTTGCATATCTTCTACCTGCAAAACTATTCAGTTTTTCAAGTGTTCCAGAACTAATCATCTGATCTATACTAGATTGTAGAAACTTTTTGTTTGTATCAGTTCTAAAATACTTAGGAAGAAACTCACTAGCTGTTCTTGTAAAGTTTTCGTCTGTAGGAATAGGTGATTCGTTTTGATTTTTTTCGTATGCCATTAATATCCTCCACCTACTATTATATTAGTGGTGCTTTGTATTCCAGCTGTTGTGTTTGAAGTATCTGTTACTAGATTTCCTTGAGATTTGAGTTTTTCTGCTGTATTTGCTGTAATGATTTCAACGTCTGCCACAGTTGCGCCGCTAATAAACAACTCATCGCTTTCACTGTTTACTTCAAATAAACTACCAAATGCACTAGTGCTATCATTAGGAACAATAACAATACTGGTAATATCAGGTGACAAACTGTTCATTATATATGCAGAAAGTTCACTCCAGTAAAATGTTTCTCCAAAGTCCCAGTTTTCTAAAGCAAAATATTGATTTACTGCTTCAATAACTCTTGACTTAATATCATTATCATTTGTAACACGCTCTTTTGATTTTACTATTTTAAATGTTGCTTTCAATGCATTTTCTGCCTTATCGCCAAACAGTACTTTGTACTTTACAGGATGGTATATTACTTCATCGCTGATACTTTTGATTGCATTGATTGATTCGCCATAATCTCTGTAAAGACTATCGCTGCTTTGTGGCAATGGCATTGATGCCACATTACCAATCAAATATTGTCTAAATAATGTATCATATGTTTTTGTTAATACAAAAAGATCTATAATATTACTGCTGCTAGGATCTATACGTGCATTTTCATCACTGGCATGTACATATTGGAACTTTAGATTATCACGTCCTCTGAACGCTTTATATCCAGTGAGTTCTGTAACTTTTCTTGTACTGCTATTTGTAGAATAAAAAGTATCATTATTTGCATCGTACCAAACACCGTCGACTGTTGCATCTGGAGTACCAACAGTAATAACATCATCGCAATATTGGTAAAACTCGCTATCTGCATAGGCAACTTTTTTCAAAAAGATATAATCTGTATCTCCAAATGTAACAATCTTTTCAAATATTTCTGGATTGTCTACAACACCGTCGTCGTCATTATCAAAGAAAATAACTTCAACTTTTTTACTATCTACATAACCGTTTAAGTCTCTAAACTCGCTGCTAATAGCCCAATCATAGTCAACTGTAAAAGGAGATGTTGTTCCTTCACTGTACAAATCTCTGTTGATATTTAAAACAGAAACTTTGTCTCTTATGATCTTTCCTGTTTTACTATCATAGATTTTTTTGTTATTATCAAAATAGAATCTTGTTTGACTTTTGCTTTCAAAAATATATCTTATTGTACGATAGGTTATATTGTAGGTGTCTCCGTTAGTTTCAAATAAGACAACCCAACTAGAATCTAGTTTTTGCCCAGTAACGTCACCTGCCAGACCTAGACTAAAATCTCCTAAAACATTTAAATCTTCTTGTAAGATTACTTTCCATTGCCTGTCAACAAGATCGTAACGCAATCCAAATGTTTTATAAGAAAATACTTGATCAATCATTTGATTTTTTACATCATCAATAATATCTCTAACATATTTAATTTTTAAACTATTTAAAACAGCATCAGTTGGCACAAAATCATCTAAAAGTATACCTCCAAGTCCTGCATCTGTTACACTTGTTCCTGTTTCGTAAACATTTATAACTTTAGTCCATATTTCTGTTTTGTCTCCTAAGTTAGCAGGAGTGCCAAACACTATTTTATTATCTTTGTCAAAATAATATCCTTCAGGCGGAGTAAACTTAACCAATGCACCAGGCTCTACGTATTTTAATGGCCCTGATGTTGCGGTTGAAACTGCAAAGTTTATATCTCCATCAGTGATGTAACCAGAGCTAGACGAAGAATCGTATGTTTCTTGATTCCATTTTAGATTTAATTCAGTGTAGTTTTGCTCAGTAAACTCGCTTAAATAAAAGTTTCTAATATTATTATCAGCTAATATGCGTGTTATTT